TGTAAAAGGAGTACCATCATTAGATTTCTTTTCCTGAGGAGAAAAAGGAATATACATAATAGGTGTCTGTAGAACTAAATTGGAATAGTCTTCACTACCTGATAAAGGATAAAAGAACGGTATCTTTTTTTCTGTAGCTGAACCTCTTTTAATTTTTTCAACATTAACATTTTTTGCGAAAAGAACTTCTTTAATAGACATTATAAATAACATATACCTAATTTCTTAAATCAGTTAAAACTTCTTTTGCGTGAAAATAAAATGAAGAGCATCTAGCGTTAGACCATATACCACTAGTTTCCATCAAAATTTTTATCCTACATCTAGTATTTAAATCTCCATAACTTATAAGTTCTTTATTAGCGTTAAAAAAAGTAGTAGAAAAATTACTGTATCGTGATGGTATTTTTATTTTAAATGTATCCCCAGACATATCATGGGAAAAAAGAGGCAACATTAAAGTCTTTCTTGAATATTCTTCGATAAAATTTATTATTTCTTCTATTTCCCTTTTAAATTTTTTCTTTTTTCCAATGTAAACTTCAATAAAATATTTACCATCTTCTTTAATAATCTGTTTAAACATTAATGTTGGAGTTGTTATTTTAATAGGATCACCATTATCATCTAATAATAAATAATGTTTCCCTATAGATTTGTCAGAAGTTTGAATAATCTTCATCAGTTATTGATAACTCCCTTTAAATATATTATTATTCTTAAACGCAATATTATATTCTAAACTCCTAGAACCTTTTGAACTTTTATTGATAGGTCTTTCTAACGGAACAGGTAAAGTAGAAGCATCTTTATAATACAATAAATATTGGTCTATACCTGATATTATTTCTTTAACACATTGTTGTATAACAGATTGATTTAATCTTGACAATCTACCCTTCAATGGTATACTTACACCTCCACGGTCTCCTCTACTATTAGGATGGGAAGGGTTAGGAAGAGAACCAGACATACCATATTCGTAAACATTTTGCATGATAAGAACTATTTTTTCAGTTGATTGTTCTGAAATATCAACACCTTTAATTCTTTTAACTTCTTCTATTATTCTCTTGTGTAAATATTCAATGTTTTCCTTTGAAAAAAAGAAATTACCTAAAGTTTCTTCCCATCTTAAATTTTTTTTATAATGATCACTGTAAGGATTTCTTTTGTTTGTTATTTCCCATTTAGAATTGTTCCAGTCAGTAGCAGGAGCATGTATTCCAATGGTAGACATGTATCCGTCGTCAAAAAGATTTTTAAATTGTTGATGATTGTTTGTATTAGGAGATGGTTCTCCTTTTTTTTCATTTTCAAAATCTTGGTAAGACATATCTGAATTAGAAAAGTGACTATAATTAGTACTCATTACTTATTACATATAAAATAAAATAAAATAAAAGTATTTAAACTTATAAAATCATAATATTTTATGAATACACACAAAATATTATTAAAAGAATCAAGAAGCGACAAAAGAACAAATTTCTTTAGCGTACATGAAAAAAAAGAAAAAGAAATACTTGAATATTATAAAACACTTCCTTCTTTAGAGAAAAAGTTAAAAAAGTTAAAAAAAAATAAAAAAACACCCGAAAGAGAATTAATAAATTTAGAAAAAGAAATAGAAGACATAAAATCTCAAAAAATGTTGAATGAATATCATATAAAATTAGCAAAATATTTGGATAAATATGTACATGCTGATAAAAATAAAAAGGTTAAAAAAATAAAAAAAGGTATGAATAATTACGTAACTAGTGAGGGTATAATTGATAAAAATGAAATACTTGAAAGATTTCAGTGTAGTATAACAGGTAGTGTGTACGTTGATTACAAACCAACTAATATAGACACTTTATTAACATGTACGGAATGTGAAGGCAAGATGTTTGTAAATAATACAAAAGGTTCTGCTATATGTGAAGATTGTGGATTTTCTAAAAGATATCAAGATGATACTCAACTTAACACCTGGTCAGATGAAGTAGGTCCTGTAAACCAATTTGCGTATAAAAGAATCAACCATTTTGGAGATTGGTTAGCTCGTTTACAAGCAAAAGAAAGTACAATTGTACCTAGAGAAGTTATTGATCAACTCCTATTAGAACTTAAGAAAGCAAGAATTACAGATACTTCTCAAATTACTAATTCATTGATTAAAAGACTTCTTAAAAAACTTAGATTAAATAAATATTATGATAATATTACTAATATTATTACAACTATATGTGGTAAAAAAGCTCCTAGAATGACAAAAGAATTAGAAGAAAAATTAAAAATTATGTTTAACAAAATACAAAGACCTTTTGAAAAACATAAATTACCAGGAAGAACTAATTTTTTATCCTACAGTTTTGTCCTTCATAAAATGTGTCAATTAATAGGAGAAAAAGATCCAAGTGTTCTTGAATTTTTAAAATGGTTCCCTTTGTTAAAATCAAGAGAAAAACTATTTTTACAAGATAAAGTTTGGAAAAATATATGTATTGATTTAGGTTGGACCTATTATCCATCTATTTAGTAGGAATTCCAGCTGCTTTTTCTATTTGTTTTTCAATACCAGACACAACTGTATCTGCTATACTTCCTTTTGTAAATTGAGGACTATAATAAGCTAAATAATAAGTTAAAAAACAACACAAAACTCCAATAATTAATTTAATGTTAGTTAAAAAACATTTAATTTTCATAAAATTATCCATTTGTTTTTTTTTACATTCTTTTTCTATTTGTATTAAAATGTCTATTGTATAATTTATAAAATACAAAAATGTAATCCAATAAACCCCAGTAGCTAAATGTCTAAGTACCATTTAATATAAATAAATATAAAAAAAAGAGTACTAAATAAATTATAATGAGTAACGAAAAACATTTTGACCCTTTAGACAAACTTTCTGAAGAAGAATTAAAAGAAGCTTATAAAAAAGCAGACAGAAAACTTATCGAAGAAATGGACCATAGAACAGAAGTAAACCTAGCTACTACTGAAACACAAGTTCCTAATCAAACTCATTTCGTAGTTAGTTTTGTAGGAAAAGGATGTAGACAAAAAGCACACTTTTCTAATAAAGAAAGTGATTCATTAGGTATGAAAGTATATGGTTGTTTCCCTAATAAAGAAGATGCAGGTCGTCATGCAGAATTATTATCAAAACAAGAAGAAAATAAACCTTTTGACATTTACGTATGTGAAATGTATAACTGGTGTTTAATTCCACCTAACCCAGAATTAATTACAGACCAAGTTTATCAAGAAAAGAAACTTAATGAACTTATTACTGGGTACAAACAAAGTCGTCACAGAGCAAAAGAAGTTTTTGATATGAGAAAACTAAAATTAATGAAGAACCCAGATGTCAATAAATCTGAAGAAGCAAAAGCAGTAAAGGATGAAGTTAAACCTTCTATGGAGCCAATAGAAAAACTACCAGCTTTTTCAGTAAAAGATGTAACTGCATCTCCATCAGAATTAATGGATGATATGGAAAAAGGTAATCCTAAAGAATAATTTATTTTACCTTTTTAATAGTGATAGCGTTCTTTTTCTTGATTCCAAACTTTTGATTTTTTTCTTCTGTTTCATGTCTTTTGTTGTAATTTTTTTTACTCCATTTCCATAACTTTTTACCACCTACTTTAAATTTTTTAATAGGATATTTTGCTTTATACCAATACACTACATCTTCTATTTTATTACTTTTACTAGAATTGTCAAGAACAAGACATTCGTAATTTTCAGTACATGCTGTCATAGCCGTTTGAAAGCTATCAAATGTAGGGAAAATTCCGAAAAAACTTTTATACAACTTTTCTCTGTTTTGAATAACAGGTTCCCTTAAAGCAAATACATAATCACAATTAGCTCTTAAATCTGGAGGAAGATCCATACAATATTGCATTGTTAATAAAAATAGTATTTTCCAATGTCTTCCATTCATAAATATTCCTCTTATGTCTTTACTTCTCATATTCTTTTTATCGTACATACAATCATCTAGAAGAATAAAACATGATTTATCTCCTTTTCTTGATTTATCTTTAATAGATTTTCTTTGGCCTTGTATTAAATTATGAATAACGTCAGCATTATAATCATCATAAATAAAAATGTCTGGTACATATTTACCGTAAAATTCACACGATTCTTCTGTACCTGACATAACAACACCCATAGGGGTATCTCTACAATGATACAGTATATCTGCTATTAAGCAAGTTTTCCCAGTTCCTCTTTTTCCTATAATAACACATGTTGGAGGTCCCCCTTTAGATTTGCGTTTATCATTCAACCACGAAGGTTTAAACTTTTTTAATTTAAGATTCATGGACATTAATTGTATTCAACAACTTTTTTTCTACCTTATTCCGCAAGTGGACTATCAAAAGGTTCTTGTAAGAGACTGAATCTACCTCTTTTAGAATTTTTATACTCATTAGTAAAATAATAACCAACGAATCCAGCAACTAAACCAGGTAATATTACAGTGACTGCCATATCAGTCCTTGAAAATGTCTGTTTATCGTTACATTTTTCTTGGTAAGTTTTACTACCAAATGAAATAACTAAAAACAGGATAAAAGCAATAATATAAGGAGATTCTTTGTAATCTAACATTACGTATGACGTACACTTTATTTTTAATCAAAAAAACGAAACTATATAAAAGAAAATTTCTTTGGATTTTGAGGTACACTTGACGTACCTTCTTTTTTAATACCAAAACTATCTTGAAAAGGATTATTATCTGTTTGTTCTTGAAAACTAGTGTTAGTAGTTTGTTGCGGAACCTGTTGGGTAGACTCTTGTATAGACTCTTGTTGTGAAACAGGTTGTATAGGTTGGTCAGTAACATTAGATAGTTTAGTAAGAGATTTGTCATCTACGTCACCCAAAGGAATATCTTTTTCATCATCTTCTTCACCTTCTTCTTCGTTTTCTTCTCCTTCTTCTCCTTCTTCATCATCTTCTCCTTCTTCTTCTCCTTCTTCTTTTTCTATTTCATTCAATACTTGATCTATTTTTTCATCATCATTATCTTTATTTTCATTATCCTCACCCTCCTCATCGTCTTCGTCATCAGTAGCTTCAGGCTCTTCTTCTTCTTCACTTTCTTCTTCGTCTTCATCTTCGTCATCTTCGTCATCTTCGTCATCTTCGTCTTCATCTTCACTATTTGAGTCAAATCCTCCAGTTAAATATTCGTCAAGAACATCTTGTACTGGTAACATATCTGAAATGGTTGTTGTTATTTTTTCTTTAACTTTATCCCCCCTAGTTTTTCTATTAGACTCGTTTTTATGAAATGACCTGTGAATATGATAGTATTGAGGTTCGTAATAAAAGAATTTAGCACATGACGTATATATTTTATGTATGAAAATATTTGTCGTCGGTATTTTAATTTTAATATTTTTACTATTCCCTTTAAGTTTTATCGCAGCTAAAATTTTAACATTACTAACGAATACAGCTGTTAAAAGATCCATTAAAAAAGGACATGTTTTTTTTATTCTTTCTGATTCATTGTTTAATAGTGTATCATTCCATGTAGGGATAGCTTTACAAAAAATTTGAAAATTTCTTAATACTGATGCTTTTTTAGGATCTTTCGACCTTGTTTGTTCTTGTGCATCTTTATAAATAGAAATAAACCCTTCGTCTATTAAAGGACATAAATAATAACATAATTGATTGGTGTACTCATCTCTAGCTGCAACAAGTACATTTGCATCAATTTCTTTACTTGTCATAATATAATTAACGTTTATTAATAAATTATAATTTTTTCGCAATAAAAATGTTGTTTATGATCAGAATGAGTAAATGCACTTTAAAAAAAGAAAAAATAATAACTTGGAAGGTTGACAAAGAGGATTGGGCTAACTTATATGATTTGTTATATGACGATCAAGAATGGGCAGGGGATATTAATTTTGGGTATACTACATGTAGTAAAAAGGGGTGTAGTAAAACAGGGAATATTAAAAAACCTAATGGTGGTGGTAAAGATTCAGTTAAAGCTCCTGATACACTTGTGAATTTTCATACTCATCCTGTGTCGTGTTACTTAGCTGAAAAAACAATACTAGGGTGGCCTAGTGGAGAAGATATGAGAGAATCAGTTCATTTTGGTTTAAAAGGTAATGCAGCACATTTAGTTTTAACCATGGAAGGAACATACGTCATACAAGTTAATCCTCAACTTCTTAAGGTTTTAAAAAAAATGAAGTCAAATCTCGATAGAGGATTGGCTATTAGTTGTATGGAATCTTACTTTAAAGCAACTCATGCTTTTAGAACAGTCAGTGCTAACACAGCACTTGTAGTTAATAATAAAGATGTTATTACTCCTGATTTTTTTTGTAAGTTTAGTAATGAATTTAATTTTAAAAATCTTTATAAAAAAACAAATTCTTGTGAAGCTAGTCTTCCATGTAATGGTGTTCCAGTACATGAAGGTAAAAAAATATTTACTAATAATTTTTCTAAATACATAGATGACTACGGGATAGAAGTATATAGTGTAGACTCAAGTGGAAATACTGTAAGTGGACCTATAACAAGCGTTAGTAAGATAAAAAAACAATTAAAAGGTAAAAAAAATTGTTTAGACAAAGTATTTTCAAGTAATTTCACTAAAAATAAGTTTTATAAACCAGGACAATGGTTTAATGTTACTTTTTTTGCAAATAAATTTTCCAGAAACATACCGGTAAAAAATAATAAAAAATACATAGGTAATATGTATAAATTTTTACAGAATTGTAAGGATAAGAATAAACCAAATGACTATGTTACAGTAGATAAACCTCCTAGTTTTCAATTTTATGAAACTGAAAATTGCAAAAGTATGAAAGATATTAAAAATACTTTAAAAAAGAGTTTAAACAAAAAATAATATATATAATAATGAAAAGATCTGCAGAACACATGTCTTATTCTAAACAAGAATATAGACCTTTTAAAAGACACAAAACAACTAATGATATTTATGAACTAATGATTAGTTTAGAAAGAAGAATTAGCACAATAGAAAACATGTGTAAAATAATTTTTGATGAGTGTAATAGAGTACGTCAAGAAAGAGCTGATTGTCCATTCTATGTTGGTTGAATAATTACGATTATTTGAGCAATACAGATTTTTTAAGAAAAAATAATGTTGTCGTTTATTATATATGGCAGCTCCAACGTTATCTGCAGCAACAATAACTCAGGAATCTGGAAAATTCGGTTGGACTGATGTTAATTTCGATCACGGAGTGAGTATAAAAGAATTAGCAGAAGCTGTTGATGGTAGTGATTGTTTTTTTGACGCAACTGCAAAAAAAATTACAATGAATGGTCACACTAGTGGTACTTTTGGTGCTTTTTATGAAATTGAAATAACAGTTCCTTTTCATTTCTCAGGACTGAAAGGTAATATTGTTGTGAACAAAGAAGCTAGTAGTGGTTCAGGACCAGATAATTATTATTACCCAACAGATTTAACTACATGGAATCAATCTTTTCATGAAATATTCGTAGACGCAAATCGAGGAGGTATGTTTACTGGAAGTGATTATCAAATAATTGCTAATAGCGCTGGTTATAGTAGTGGAACTGTATTAAATGGAGGAGCACAAAATAATACTACGTTCACACAAACTTATACACAAACTACAGGTATGAAACCTACTAATATTATTCGTATAAGAATGTATCAAGACCATGCTCGTCATTGGTCTATTGCTGCATCTGATTTCAATATACAAGCTTTACCTGATGTAAGTTTCCCTATAGTTCAGATGGCTTTTAGTGCAGCAATTGCTAACAATGCAAATGTTAATACTGATGATTTTAGTCTTAAAATACATGGTGAATCAACACCTATAGGAAAAGTTCTTACAGATAGTGGAAATGTTTTATTATTACCGGGTGTTGACAAAAAAAGTCCTTTGGTGACTAATAGTCCTATCTTAAGTTCTGCATTAGCGGCAGGGTCTGGAGGGACAGTTAGTACATTAGCTACAGGATTTAATAATCCTTATGGTATTACAGTAGTAGGTACTACAGCGTATGTCTGCGACTTTAGTAATAATATTATAAAAAAAATCACTAGTGATGGGACAACTACTACATTTGCTGGTTCTGGTACACATGCAACTACAGATGGTACA